TAATACTGTATTAGGTGAGCAGTCTACCCGTCGTGCAGATATTCAGTTCAAACCCCGTCGTGGTGGTGAAGAAGAAGTCGCGCACACCTTAACCAAGCTATACATGCAGATTGCTGATAATAACAAATTGGATTGGGTTGAACAGCAGGTATTCAGCGATGGCCTGATCATGGATGGTCGGGGATATTTTGATGTACGGATGGATTTTACCGACCATGTTGAAGGTGAAATAAGAATCACGGCTAAAGATCCGTTAGACATACTTATTGATCCGGATGCAAAGGATGCTGATCCGAAAGTATGGAACGAAGTAATTGAAACCAAGTGGATGACACTTGATGAGATTGAAGAGTTGTATGGTAAGAAGAAAGCCGACGCGCTTCAGTTTATTGCAGAAAACGGTAATAGTTTCGGGCGTGATTCTGTGGAATATGAAGAGAACCGTTTTGGTGACCTTGATATGGATAACGATTATCTGGGTGCCGGTATTCCAGATGAAGACGAATATAAAACTGTAAAATCGCTACGTGTTATAGAAAGGCAGCACAAACGTATGACACGTGTTGAGTGTTTCGTTGATCCTAATACTGGCGATAGTAGACAGGTTCCCGAAGCATGGTCTACTGCTAAAGCTAAAAAATTTAGTAAGCAGTATGGCTTAAATATGATTAGTAAAATAAAGCGCAAGGTAAGATGGACCGTTACTTGCGACAAAACTGTATTGCACGATGATTGGTCGCCTTATGACGATTTTACTATAGTGCCTTTCTTTGCCTATTTTAGAAGAGGCAGACCATTCGGGATGGTACGTAACCTTTTATCCCCACAAGAACAGCTTAATAAAATAGCTTCGCAAGAACTCCATATTGTAAATACCACGGCTAATAGTGGTTGGATGGTAGAAAGCGGTTCTCTTGTTGGTATGACAGCAGATGACCTTGAAGAACACGGTGCAGAAACAGGTCTCGTTGTTGAATATAACCGAGGTTCTACACCTCCGGTCAAAATACAACCAAACCAGATTCCAACAGGATTGGATCGTATTGGTCAAAAAGCTGCGGTAAATATTAAAACTATTTCCGGTATTAACGATTCTATGTTAGGTACAGACAGTGCTGAAGTATCTGGCGTTGCGATACAGGCGAAACAGAATCGTGGTGCCGTTATGATTCAGGTGCCATTAGATAACTTACGAAAAACAAGACACTATATGGCAGAAAAAATTCTTAACCTTATTCAGACTTTTTATACTGAACAGAGAATTATACAAGTTACTAACGAGGAAGATCCGCTAAAACCCAGAGAGCCTATGGTTATAAACCAAGTAACACCCGAAGGTCGTATTATTAATGACTTGACTTTGGGGGAATACGATGTAGTGGTTTCAACTGCACCTGCACGTGACTCGTTTGACGAGGTGCAATTTGCAGAAGCCCTTAACCTTAGACAAGTAGGCGTACAAATTCCTGATGATGCTATTGTTGAGTACTCGCATCTTGCTCGTAAAGGAGAACTTGCGAAACGTATTAGGACTATAACAGGTCAGGAACCGCCTACCGAAGAGCAAGCGCAAATGATGCAAGTCCAGCAGCAGATGGAAATGCAGTCCGTACAACTGGAGATTGCGAAGCTAGAAGCAGAGGTAAGAAAACTCCAGACCGAGGCGGCTGTAAATATTGCCAAGGTACAGGATATGGCAGAAGTAGATCCGCAAATGCGTATGCAGGAGATGCAGTCGCAGCTTGAAATGAAGCAGCGTGAACTTGATCTACGAAGAGAATTGGCTGATTTGACGAATCAAACACGTACAAGTCAGGCAGAAACGAATGCAGCAACGCGCATCGCGGCTACCGCTATGCAAACAACAGCAAAACGGGAGGCTCAAGGGCCTCAACAACCCCAAAAACCCCAACAGGTAGAAATACCTAACATGAGACAATAGGAGATTGCGTAATGGCAAAAGGTAAGAAAACTAAAGAACCTCAAAATGAAGATATAATGTTTGAAACAATGCCAGGGGCAGATAAGTTATCGGAAGATAGCGAACAGTCTTTGGATATGAACTTTGGTCTTGGTGAAGAGGAAAAAGAAGAGGAGTTGGAAGAAGAAGTAGAAGAAACTACAGCTGAAAAAGTTGAAGAAGAGGCTGTAGAAGAACCAAAAGCCGAAGAAGAACCTGCTGAAGAGACTGAGAAAGAAGAAGTCGCTGAAGAGACACAAGAAGAAACAGTAGCTGAAACTGAAGAAGCTCCTGTTGAAGAGCAAAAAGAAGAGGAGCCAGAACCTGAGCCACAAGCTAAAAAACCAATGGTTCCTAAATCTCGGCTTGATGAAGTGCTTGCAAAACAAAAAGCGCTACAAAAACAGCTTGATGATGCAAAAGCAGCACAAACACCAGCAGAAGATGCTCCCGAAGACTATGGTTTTGAGGAAAAAGAAGTCGAATATCAAAATTTAGTGCTTGATGGAAAGACAAAAGAAGCGGCTGCGTTAAGAAATGAGATACGGCAAGCTGAAAGACAACGATTAGAATATGAATTAACACAGAAAGTTACCAAAACTGTACATCAGAATCAGCAAGCAACTGCATTACAAGCAGCTGCATCTGAACTAGAGGCTAGTTTTCCTGTATTTGATCAAAATTCGGCTGACTATAACGAGACTTATACGCAAGAAGTTATTGACTTACGGGATGCTTTTATAGTACAGGGCTATGACGCTGTAGATGCATTGTCTAAAGCATCTAATTTTGTAGTTAAAAGCTATGATTTAGATACTTCTTCTGATCCTACTGGCACTGCTTTAACGAAATCAGTTGCACCGAAAGCTAAACCAGTTGATGAGGTTGCTAAAAAACGTGCTGAAGTTAGTAAAAAACTTAAAGCCGCTGAGTCACAACCCCCCGAATTACCAGGTGAAAGCAGTGCTGCAAGAGGCGAAAAAGTTATAGATGTTACAAACATGACCGAAGAAGAGTTTGATGCTCTTCCTGCGGCAACGTTGGCTAGGCTAAGAGGAGATATAATATAGATGGCGGGTAAAAAAGACCCTAGGTTAGCTAGAGTAGGTGTATCTGGGTATAACAAGCCTAAGCGTACACCTAATCACCCTAAAAAAAGCCACATTGTTGTTGCAAAAGAAGGAGATAAGGTAAAAACAATTCGGTTTGGGCAGCAAGGGGTAAAGACTAACCAGACAGTTGGGCAGCGTAAAGCGTTTAAATCACGCCACGCAAAAAATATTTCAAAAGGAAAAATGTCAGCGGCTTATTGGGCAGATAAGGTCAAATGGTCTCCCAGTAAGACTAAATCACCTTCAACTAAATGGAAAAAAGGAAGTTAATTATGCCACACGGACCAGGAACATATACTAAGCCAGGACGACCACCAAAGAAAAAGAAGAAGAAAAAGAATAAATAGTTATACCCTTGTTTTTTATAGAACTCGTGGTAGTATCGAATAAATTCGTGTGCCTTTACGATAGATAGGCCGTGTCGAACACGTAAATAACGCTATATTCGTCTGCTAGAGACGTTAAACCTGTCGAGATCGCGTCTCGTTAATAAGCGCTAAGTCGTCGCTCCGCGATAGAGAGCAACGGTTTAGCCGCACCTAAAGTCGGCTAGGGATAGGCTTCGGCCTGATTTTTAATACGCATAGGAGGCCAATTATGGCTTTAACTAACTTTGCGTCGCTGACTAGTAATCAATTAACAGCGTGGAGTAGAGACTTCTGGCGTGTCGCTCGGAACATGAGTTTCGTGAATCAGTTTGCAGGTAGTGGTTCTAATGCAATGGTTCAGAGAATTAGTGAACTCACAAAGTCCGATAAAGGCACAAAAGCAGTAATCACGTTGTTGGCTGATATGACAGGCGACGGTATTACAGGTGACAACACCCTAGAAGGTAATGAAGAAGCTCTAAGAAGCTACGACATCACCATCGAGCTTGACCAGCTGCGTTTCGCAAACCGAATTGCAGGTCGTCTTGCTGATCAGAAGAGTGTTGTTAATTTCCGTGAAAACTCAAGAGACGCTCTAGCATATGCAATGGCTGATCGTATGGACCAGCTTGCATTCTTGACCCTCTCAGGAGTTGCTTACACTCACAAAACTAGTGGTTCACTTCGTCCCACCAATGTTACTGCCGGACACGATCTAGTAGATCTGGAGTTTGCGTCTGATGTATCTGCGCCTACTTCTAACAGACATAGACGATGGGACGCTTCCACCAACTTGACAGCCGGTGACGTTACAGCTGTTGCTGCTGCGGATACGATTACTTACAAAGCAATCGTTGAACTCAAGGCTTATGCTAAGGATAACTATATCCGAGGTATTCGAGGTGCTGGCAACCAAGAAGTATTCCACATGTTTGTAACTCCTCAGCAAATGGCTGACCTTAAACTTGATTCAGATTTCCTTGCTAACGTAAGGAATGCTGGTGTACGAGGACCTAGCAACCAGTTGTTCTCTGGCACTTCAAGCTTAATGGTAGATGGCGTGATGGTTCACGAGTTCCGTCATGTTTTCAACACAGCTAATGCAACAAGCGGAACTAGCTCTAACGCTGGTGCTGCTGGTTACAAGTGGGGCGCTAACGCTGATGTAAATGGCGCACGTGCTCTGTTCTGTGGTGCTCAGGCCCTTGCTATGGCAGATATTGGTATGCCCGAAGTAGTTGAAGATACTTTCGACTATGAGAACCAATCTGGTATCTCCATCAGTAAGATTTTCGGCTTACGTAAGCCTAAATTCAACTCAGATTACAATGGGTCTACTGAAGACTTCGGCGTAATTTGTCTTGACACAGCTTACTAAGGGGGACTTAAGAGATGGCTACATTTACTTCTGGTGCTATTGATGGAAATAGCGCATTTAAGAACTTCCCTCAAGGTAACGTAGGTGTTCGTATGGCTGAATATACTGTTACTGCTGCTTTGGCAGGTAGTGATGTGATTCAGATGTGCGATGTGTTCGCTGGCGAAACAGTAGTTGGTGTAATGCTGACTACAACTGACCTCGACACCAATGGCTCTCCAGCTATTGTTCTTGATGTTGGTTATGGTGGCGATACAAATGGTTTGATTGATGGTTCGACTATCGGTCAAGCTGGTGGTACAGCTAGTTCGTTTGCAATCGGTAATGCAAC